TAGTAGAAGATGTTTCGTTTCTTCCAGTACCAAAGAAAAATGAAACATCTTCTACTACTGCAAAGAAAGACTTATTACCATTTGCATCAAGACCATAAATCTCTTTACCAATTAAAAATCCACAGTTATCTTCTGTTAAATTTTGTATTCTTATAAATGTTGGTACTACCCATTTCCCTTGTGATGCTGTTATAATTTTTTCTCTAGGATATGAAAGAGTTATTTCCGCATCAAACATCAATCTAAACAAAAATCTAAAAGAATCTTCGGTTCCTTTTCTTTTATAAAAATCTCTAATTCTTTTTATAATTTTTGTAATATCAACTTTGTTTCCAGTTTCCTTGTCTGTTGCAAATTTTTTAGGAAAAACTGCAAGATATGTTTCATAAAATTTATCAATTAACTCTGGTGGAACAGTATCTACATCCAAGAATTGTTCAATAGAGTGTGGAATGTAATTTACATTTTTACTTAATTCCATCCATCTATAATATTCTTTAACAAATTCTACAAATACACCATATTCATATTGCAAGAAATCAGGTATAGTAGCACTTACTACAGAAGATAATTGATTTTTTAATTCTAACGTAATAGGTTTTGTTGAAAAATATATTGTTTTTCTAGTATTTGGTAATTCTTTGCCATATTTGTTTCTAATATAGCAAGTTAAAACGTGATTACCTTCAGTCAAAGTTACATTAAATAAATCTACTCTATTAGTTTTTTCATAAACCGAATTGCCGATTTCAAAAACTACAGTTGAAAACAAACCATCAGTATCTCGCACTTCGTAATTTATAGTTACTAAATCCGAAAAAACTATATCATTTGCGACCGGAGTTTTAATCTTTAATTCGATCATTTAATTGGTTTTCTATAAGCAGTTTCTGTCAAGTTGATAACAACAGAATTAGGATCATCACTATCTATTGTTAAAATTGTATCAGGATTTACAAACACATCAGAATCTACTACGTTAGCAAAAAACTTTATAAATGGGTTATTTTCTTCATTAATTTGTGGTTTAAATTTTGTAAGAGATAAAATACCAGTTTCATAATCTATACTACCAATATATTCTGGTGCATTTTCGGTTAAATCTATGTTTGAAAATTTCCCAATGCTATATTCTTTATTACCATTTTCAAAAGCAAGATATAATTTACCAGAACCATTATCATATATTCTGCAAAGTCTTATGTTATTTTGATAATCGTAATAGTTGAATCTTGAAGACTTTATATTTGGTTTATCAATACTATCACTTTTGACTATTTCATTTTGGAAATTAATAGTGTAATCTACAGCCGTTCCATAAACAGGAGTTAATCTGTATTCTAGTTGGGGAGTGACAGTAACACTTAACAAAGAAGTGTCAGTATTTTTAATAGTATTTTCCAATTCATTTACTATCAAATCTGCATCAAAAACATCCAAATTTGTTTGAATGTATTCATTTATTGCACTGATTATTTTAGTCTTAAGACTTTCAATTGAGCCATTTGTTTTAATGATATCGACTTTAGCATCACAATTGATTATTAAATAAATCAAATTGGGATCTACTAATTCTGGTATTATTCCTACAACTGCTCTATTTTTTGTCAGAGAACGCAATATAGCATTTTTTTCTGTGTTTGAAAGTGCTGCTCTGTTTTCTGGTTTTATTGATATAAAGATCTTTCCATAAGCGGGTGGTGTATTATCTTCTCCTCCCCAACATTTTATAGATTTGATAAAAGAAAAATCATTTTGCAAGACTATAGAATAATCGTCAGCAGTTACGGCACGCTCTTGAGTACTAAATGCCTTTGGTGCTTTGTATTTAATAGATTGAGTGGTTTCACGACTTGAACCACCATATGATGGAGTTCTCACTATAACTGTTGTATTTGGTAGAGATGGAGAAGTAAATACTCTTGCACCTTCTTCATCATTTACTCCTATTTCGTTTGCTTCTTCCCCATTAGTTTCTAAAAATGTAATTATTACTAAATTACCTTCATTTAAAGATTGTCCTATTATACCATCTCCAAAATATATTCTATAGTTCTCATCTGGTCCCTCTTCTAGAAAATATACTTTAGAAGAACCGTCAACCATTACCATATTTTTTGCTTCTTCCCAAACATCATTTATGCCTGAAGAATCACTTGTAGAATTTTGTACTCTTACGGAAATTGTATTTGTGTCGATATTAGTACTTCTTAAAGTTATTTTTTGTGTTGGATTGGAACCATTTATCACAAAATTTACGGTTTTAAACGTACCTTCTTTTAAAACTATACTACCTGTTGTATAAGTTTCCACTAAACCAGTGGTTTCATTGTAAGTATTGGGAGTATAAACCGCATCATTTAAGTTGTAAAAATAATAAACACTATTATCTTTGTTAACTTTAAATGCTGTATTTTTTGGTATTGTATAAGAAGACAATCCACCATTAGAATTTGCATCAATTAAAACTTCTACCGCACATGTTGCTGATCGTGAAGATTCGGGAGTATATCCTAAATTTTTAGCAATTGAAACTACGGATGATCTTTTTTGAGCCGTGTCCAAAAAAGCTTCATTAAATGTTATGTTATTGTATAATGATTGGTAATGTGTGTTATATGCCAGTATGTCTAAAAGAATGTTTAATGTAGATCCCTCAAAATTATAGGAATTAAATTTATCTTGCGACTTTAGAAAAGTTATTAAATTCTGTTTAATGTCGCTATAGTCTAATTTTGAAAAATCTGGTTTCATCTGATCCTCTCAAGATTTATTTGCAAGTTTTGCAATTCTTCTGATGCTTGGTTTCTTAAAGAAAACGTTATATCAATTTGCAGTAAATTTTTTTCATATAAACTTTCAACTTCTACTTTTTGCAACTTGATTCTGGGTTCATATACTGAAATTATATATTCAATTTTTTTAGAAATAATGTCTTTTAAAATTGGATCTGGGAAATTTTCAAATAAAACCTCATTTAATCCTACATCAATTTTAGGATCAAAGGGTTTATCAAATCTTTTCATTAGCATCAAATTTTTAAGAGATTGCTTTATAGCATCGATATTCTTTTTAATTGATATGTCGCCGGTAACAGGATTACTGGTAAAATCGTTACTTATGTCGGTTATATTTAAATTGGTTTTAGCCATGTTTTATTAATAGGGTGTTAAGTATTCGTACATCTTTTTCCAAATGATCTATTGTTTTATTTGGATTTATGCTTTCTGCGTGGTTCCAAGAGCACCATTCACAACAAATATAACCGAAAGGAGAAATTGTGTTGTGTTTTTTCATTGGAACAAGAATAAAAGCAATAGTGTTTCTTGATTCCATAAATCCTTTAAAGTGACTATCAATCAAAGTGTTTGTAAATATTATTCTTGGTTCATCTTCTTGTAGAATTTTTAATTTTTCTACAAATCTTGTAAGCAAAACACCTTGCTGTTGATCTATAGTTTGTGCGACACCTAGGGAACATGATTCATGCGTTATTGAAAACTTTAAAATACTCTCTCCACTAAAAAAATCTCCACCATTATGAAATTGTGAAATATAAACTCTTGCACAATCTAATTGCAATCTAAGTTCTGTCAAAACTTCATTTACTTGAGTGTGTATTTTTGTAAAATCTTTTTCCGAATTGGTAAATAATTTATGTGTTTTTCTTTTTTGAAAAACGTTCAATAACGAAAAACTTATTCCAACAATAAATGATACCAGCGCAAATCCAGCCGTATACCACATATCAGGAGTTATTGATTTAAATAGTAAAAACATAATTCTTCCCCGTTAAGTGCGTATCATTATTTATTATTTTTTGGCGCTAGTTGGCACCCATTCCTTCTTATTGTTTTGCATAAAATCTTTAGTATTTGACGGTTTTGATGTTTGATATTCACTTGGATTGTCTAAATTCAGTGGTTTAGGATCTGGACTGAATGGTGGTGCTTTTTTATCGTCGGGTTTATAAAGCAATGGGGTTTTGAGTGTAACATTTTTTGAACTTTTTAGTTCAATTTTATCGGTAGCAGAACGCAATACTGTAAACTTTTCTCCAATTAATTCTAAAGTATTCCCGGAATATATCCGCATTTTCCCATTATATTCTGCCCCAAATATATCCATATCCAATTTAGATTTAATCGTTATAGTTTGCAATCCTTCTATCTGTATACCAGCAGTAGAAGCCAACCACCAATTTCCTCCGGTTTTTGTCACAAAAGATCCATATATGGTTTTTTCTTGAGATTGGAGTTCTTGTTTTTTGTGTTGTCCTTTTTCATTAATGTTACCAACAACTTCGGTTATTTGATTTCCGCCGATATAAGTTCTCTTATTGCCCAACAAATATTCACCCAAATAACCCGAACTGTTTGTGAGATATTTTTGATCAAAATCTCCATCAATTCTTTCATCTCTATTTCCTCCTATTTCGTTCACAACATCCCCACCAACTACCACGTGCATATGTCCTTTTACTTCTAAATTATAATCACCACCAACTGTATGATTATAATTTCCTTCATCTTGGAGGATATTCACATCACCTTTATTTAATCTTATATTTGCATCCCCCTCAGCAACAGAAACATTCATATTTCCTTTTTCAATGTAAATATTAACATTGGAATTACCAGATATAAAAATGTCAAAGTTTACATTTTTCTCTTTAGTGTTTTCTTCTTTGTTTTCATTTACTAGGATTTTTAGTCCTTTATCTACAGTGACTGTAGAATACCCACCAAGATGTGCATAGTTATCCCTAAACACATGGAAATAATGATCTCTTACATTTTGTTCCACTACATCGCCATTTGGATAATATTCTACATTTGAACCAGAACGATGGAACAACGAAATTCGTTCACTACCTGGCGTATCGTCCATTTCTATTAAATGACCGCTTTCACTTTGAAACGCTTTATTAAAAGGATATATTGATACTGGCTTAAATTCTTTGCTTTTCTTTTCTTTACCACCACACGGATCTTTTGGTTCAATTTCTTCACCTTTTACTCTTCCGTGTTCTGTTTCTGGTTGTTTCCATTGTTTGTTTGAACAAGTTGCAAAACCGGAATCTCCGGAACCTTGTCCCCCCCCACCACCTCCACCCCCACCACCGGATTGTGTTGGGGTATTTTGGGCAGAAGCAGATGCTTGTGGATTACCGGCTGTGACTCCACCTTTTACTGTAACATTACCTTTAGTTTTTTGTGTAGACTCTGGAGTTGTTGCAGAAACATTATCACCAGAAGGAAGATTTATTGTTTTACCAGAAGTTGGTCTTCCCTTGCCTGTAATTTCTTTTCCAGAATTTTGTTCTGAAACTATATTTGGTTTATCGCATTCGCTCATGAGTCATTACATCCTAATATTTCTTTGTTGGAAGAATTTAATGGTTTTTCTTTTGTCAATTTCCAGTTGTCAAATTTGGAAGCCTCTATACTGCTTTTAAATGAATTATTTCCAGAACCCAACCCACTCAATGTACCTTTATTTGCTTCACTTTTATTCACCACACCACATTCAAAATACTCCTCAATATCAATATCTGCGATTGGTGCCGAGTCCAGCAATCCTTCTGGTCGTGGTGTTTTTTTTAATTCTATTATTGTTTCTTTTATTTTTGTTTTATCGTTTATCGTTATTGCTCTACCCAAACGATCAGTTTGTTTTTTAGGTTCTAATTCTTCTAGTTGAACACCACGTTTTTCAGAAGATTCTTGATTTCCAAGTGGATAATTTCTTTTTACTTCTTTTGATGGATATTTTTTAAGATCTTCTTGTTTTCTTGGATCACGGAATCCATCACCATAATTTTTTTGGAAAGTTTCAGATTCTGTATCTTTTTGTTGGAGAGTATCAATACCTTTGGTTTCTTCCTTTGGGGGTTCTTCCGGTAAAGTTGGCAACCATCCAACAACTACTGGTTGTTGACATTCAACACCATCTTTAAAGAATCCAAATACCCATAATCCTTCATGCAATCCTACCGCTGTCGCTTGCGGTGAATTTCCCGTTGTGGCTGGTTGTATTACTTCGGCCCAAGGCAAACCCTCAGTTGGAATATCTTTTTTAAATGGACTATGATAACCGTGTATTCTGACTCGAACTCTTCCCTTTTGTAATGGGTCCATTCTATCTTCAACACAACCCCACCACCACCTAAATGTAGGATCACCCAAATGATTATTAGGCATATTCATCTCCTTTAGAATCTTTTACTGCCTTTATACGCATCGTATATGTTGAAGATGGAGTACCAGCAGTTCCACCACTTTTTAAACTGATATCATGTGATATTGCTGTAATTAAAAATTTGCCAGTCAAAAATACATCTTTCTCTTGCATCTGAACTCCGGATTGTTCAATATATGCTTCATTCAGCATCTTGCGAACTTCTATTAAATCTCCAACTTTCATTTCACTATTACCGGGTACATTTAAATACATTACAATTTGGTCCATTTGCTGCATGGAACCCATTCGATTTCCAGCCCAATCGTCTTGTAAACCAACACCATCTTGTCCTGCCGGTTCTTCTGAACAATCGTGTAAAAATCTTTGCTTATTAAATCTTCGTACTGCAACAGCACTGTTTGCTATTTTTTTAAATTCTGATTCTTTTTCTACGTTAATTATGGCTTTATTTGAAATGGTACTATATTTGTTTTTATCATAAACATGGGTTTTTGAGAAGTAATCTCCGGTAGTACTATCAAATGAAACAATTTCAGAAGAATATAATCCTTCTAAAGCATTTTCGAAAGGAGAAAACCCCTCACCACTATGACGAATTACACTATATTTTGCCTCTTCTGTAGTTAATTCGGGATGTGGTTGTAATACTTTATATTTCCATTTTACTTCTTTTTCTTTAAATTTAGATATAGTAATAAAATGGTGTTTATTGTCTATGTCTTGATAAAATACGTAATCTACGTTTTTTGGATTTTCTTTAGATCTTGCTTGTTTGGACAATAAAATTATATGGGAAAATGGTGAATCGTATGTGAATACTCTTTTGACTTTTCCTTCAGTTTCTTGGATATCACATTGTATATCAATTTCTTTACAAAAAGATTTTACCATGTTTGATATGGTATCATCATAGTATTTTGATATCATTCTGCTATTGTTGACAAACAATGGTTTAGTGGCAAAATAACACATGATTTCAGTATTAGTTGTGCCTGGTATTTCTGATCCTGGCATTATCTTATACACAAACATGTCTTTAGTTTTTATAGTTTTTTCTGTATTTCCTTTAAACAGACTATTAATGGAAAAATCAATAGGAGATAATGCTCCAAGCGAACCTGTTCTTTGGTATAGATTTGCGCTGGCCGTATTAAGAGTAGTCAAATGACCCCTCAAAACTGGATCAAAAAGACTCTCAGTTATAGTTAAACCTGTTACTATTTCGGTAATATCAATACCGTTTAAAGTTATAGTAGGTTTATTTGTTAGTAGAACGCTATTAATCATTTCAATCTACCTGTGCGAGTGATTTAAAATTACTAACAAAAGTCGTAATATATTGTGGTCTAATTAAGAAAATGTTTCTTCGTTTTTCGTTTTCTGCGGTTTCATAATCTGCGTTTGAAACAAAAATATTATTAGTTCCAGTGTTACTGTTGATGTAACCATTCAACAGCAAACGAGAATCAGAGGGAGAATTTATATGATGTAATGCTGTTTCATTTTCATAAACTACTCTTTGTACTTCTTTACCTGTTAAAACATTTTCGTCTTTATCCAACAAATTTATTACAGATTCTTGCAAAAGTTGAGATGGTGATATTTTTTCTGTTACTAATTTATTTAAGTTTCTATCCGATTCAAATACTTTAAATTTGTAACTATCTTTTGTGACGTATTTTACTTCACCAAAATTACTAAATCCCAACAAAGATGTATCCTCAAAGAACAAAGCACTTTTGTTTCCATATTTTGCTTCAATATAAGAACCCAATTCTGTTGAAGCCATTGGCCAATCAAAGAATCTACTCTTTATATTATTTGTTATTAATATTACCCAATAATAATCAACTTTACCATAATATGAGAAGGATAAACTTTCGGGTGTTTCTCCCTCTGAAATTTCATATTGTTCAACTAAATCACTTTTATTAAACTCAGAGGAAAGTGAAACAATTCTTTTGAATATGTCTGGAATTGTTACATCGCCATATTGTGTTGTTCCCAATTTATTAAAATACATTTATGACCTTTACTTGTAAAGTTCTTCCACTTTTTCTCTGGTGAGGGGAAGAAGTTCTTGAAATTCTAAAGTCAACGTAGAGTGTACTGGTTCACCATCTTTATGGAATGCAGGTAAACCGGAACCGAAAGGATTATAGGTTATATTTGTTAGCGCACACAAATCTGTAGCAAAAATTGTTTTTTGAGCAACAACAATTTTGAGTTTAAAAACCTTTGGTGTTGAATAACCAACGCCACCAACACTCGGATGCATTCCACTTCTTAATTGTTTTAATAGATCACTATATTTTTGAGCAAATGTTTTATCAATTGGCATAAAATCCCAAGTCATTTGGAACTGACGCAAATTTGCATTTCTAAACAATAAAGTATTTAATGGATTTTTTACAGTACCATTTCGTCTACCAATATCTTTTGCAAATCCACCAATACCTATTTTTTCCATCAACTCTAAACCAGCATCTCCAAGTGTTCCTGCATCTACATCTGGTCCTTGAGTACCGGCAACCCGCATTGCTAATCTATTTAAAAAGTCCGCACCTAATTCTTCTTGTTGCCAATCTGCACTATACAAATCACTTAGTTCTTTTGGTAATTGCAAATAATAGTTTGCTATTGTTGCTGCGGTATTACCTGCACCTATTTCGTTTTCCAGTATTTGTATATTGGAATACATCATATTGCTGTCAAAATTACCTTGACGAACATCGGTTGGTACTAAATTTACATTGGTTGCCATGTAGTATTAATCCTTTTCTAAATACTATGTATGTCGTATAAAGGAAGATTTAAGCCAAAGAATCCCTCTAAGTACAAGGGAGATCCCAATAATATTGTGTACCGTTCTCTGTGGGAACGTAAATTTATGACATTTTGTGATAATACGGAAAACATAATAAATTGGGCTTCTGAAGAACTACCAATACCATATCTTTCTCCTGTAGATAAGCGTTATCACCGTTATTTTGTGGATTTTGTTATACAGGTTAAAGAAAAAGACGGCTCTGTGCAGACATATATGGTAGAAATAAAACCCCATAGAAAGTGTCAAGAACCCGCAAAGAAAAAGAAAATAACTAAAGGTTACTTACAGGAAGTTGTTGAATGGCAAATAAATAAATCAAAATGGGCTTTTGCGGAAGAATTTGCTAATAAAAGAAACTGGAAATTTAAAATAATAACAGAAAAAGAACTTTTTGGAAAAGAAGAACCCCCAGAATCCGAATCGTAACCCACAAACCGCAATATCGTGGTTGAGGGATAGTATGCGGGGAATAAACAAATCCCAAAAAGGAAAACCCGATGACTATAAGCAATTTCTTCTAGATCCTTCTAAAAATCTAAAAAGAAAATTAACTGGACAGGTTTTACTTTTTCGTTATATACCCAAATCTAAGGATAGGATATTTGATCGTTATCCTTTAGTGATAGTAACAGGCATATCTGGATCGATGTTTTCTGGAATAAATTTGCATTATATACCACCAATGGATAGATTTAAAATGATTCTACTGATGAATAATCTTTTGTATAATTACAACGAAAGAGATCCCCAAAAGGTAAGAGTTAAAATTTTGTCCTTGTTGAATAAGAAAATATTTGCTAAATATTATGGCACAGTTTTTAACAATTATTTACCAAAAAACATAATGGGTAAACCTAAAATAACAACACCAGAAGAATGGACAAATTTTGCGTTTCTTCCAGTTTTTAAGGGAGTAAATCCAGCAAATTTGTATTCTGAAATACGCAAGGAAGTATCTTAATGGCATCAGATGTAGCCAGTAGTTTAAGAGCAATAACCGGTTTGGTGCGTCCAAACAGATTTTCTGTAGATATTTTTCTGCCAGGAACTTCATTAAGCGCATATCAAATTTTAGTAGAATCTGTTGAATTTCCTGCACTCGCTCTTGGTACTGCCGATTTTCAATATAACACACAACCCATAATTAAAATCCCATATGCTAAATTACCGGCACAAACATGCAATATCACTTTCAGATTGGATGGTGCTGGAAACCCCACGGCAGATTTGTATGCATTTATGGAAAAAGCAAGTCCCAAAAGTCAATCTGATTATTTTGTAGAATATGTAAATAATTTATGGGGCACTTTAAACATAGTTGCTATGGATTCTGCAAGCAATACACTATATGCAGTTAGACTCAATAGAGTATTAATAACAAACATAGACGCCGCTCAATTGTCTTTTGATGACAGAGATTCATATTTAAAACAAACTGTCACTTTCTCATATCAAGATGCAGAATTTACAAAATCGAATAATCGCTAAGGAGATTAAATAATGTTACCAAAAATTGACGTTGCAACCTTTGAAATGAAATTACCATCAAATGGTCAAAAAGTAAGATATAGACCATTCTTAGTAAAGGAAGAAAAAATTCTTCTAATTGCCGCAGAATCTAAAGACAATGATCAGATTCTGCAAGCAATGGATCAAGTTATAACAAATTGTTTGATCGATAAAGTAGATATTGAAGAATTACCATCATTTGATATTGAATATATTTTTCTAAAATTAAGAGAAAAATCAATAGGTGAAGTAATCAAAGTGAATGTTATTGATCCAGATACAAATAAAAAATTTGAAGTAAATGTAGATTTAAATAAAGTTATAGTAAAAAGATCAACAAAACACGAAAAAAGATTAAAATTATCAGATTCTTTGTTTGTGGAAATGAAGTACCCAAACATGCGAGCAATTCTATCAGTAGATCCATCTAAACCGTTGGTAGAAAATGGATTCAATATCATAGTAAATTGCATTGATAAAATTTACGATAAAGATTCTGTATATAATGCTTCAGACTATTCTAAAAAAGAACTACAAGAATTTGTAGAACAATTTACGCAAGATATGTACGAAAAAATGAGTAAATTTTTTGATACAATGCCCTCAATATACTATGAGTCGGAAGAAATGTCGCCGTATTCACAAAAGAAAGTAAAGGTTGTTTTGGATAAATTTGTTGATTTTTTCGACTAGGGCTGGCGAATGAGTCTTTGGAAAACATGTATAAAACAAACTTTATACTAATCCAAGAACATAAGTACAGCCTAACTGAATTGGAAAATATGATACCGTGGGAGCGAGAAATATATCTAAATCTTTTAATAAAACATGTAGAGGAAATAAATAAAAGAAAAGAACAATTAAAGAAAAAATAACTAATGTTAGCACTACCAACAATAACATCCGAGGGTAAACAAAACACTAAAGCAGTTTCTGGTATTGGACGAATGTTCTCAAATACTGGAACTGCTATGGTTTCTTCTTTTCAAAGAAACACGACTCCATCACGAAGAAGAATTGCCCGTCCAGAGTCATCTACTCTGTCAGAAAAAATGGATGCTGCGGTACAAAAACAAACTCAGGGATTAGATTACAAGTTTGTCAAAAAGGCATTTGATATTTACATAAACTTAGCAAACAACATAAAAAAGACTGTAAACGATTTAATCCAAAAAGTAAAAACCATACTTGGTATACAAAATGAAAGTGCGTCGTTAAAGGCACAAACTCGTTCACCAATACCCCAACAATCGACAGAACAACTAAGAGAAACCGCTGAGGCTCAACAAGAACAAGTTTCTTTGCAGATGGATCAAAATAAAACTTTAATCGACATTAAAGTTATTATGGAAAAGATCTTGAAGAAAATTGGAACGGGTGGTTCTGGTGAGGATTCTGGTGGTGGATTGTTGAGCACTGCCGCCGATGCTGCTATTCTTGCTTCTACATTAAGAAGAGGAGGAAAGGCTGGAGCACTTTCTCGTGTTGCCAGAGTTGCTGCTGGTGGAAAATTAGGAGCACTTGCAAAGGTAAGAGGCGCATCTGCCCCAATTACAACAGCCGCTAAAGCAATTGATACCACAACAAAAGCAGCAACTGGCACAAAAGCAGCAATAACAGGAACGGCATCAAAAGCAGGAAGCAAAGCATTATCTCTTCTAGGTTTTGGAACTGCACTTGGTGCCGCTGGATCAGCTGCTCCAGCAATAGCACAATCAGTAGCCCCAGTTGCAGCCGGAATACAAAACATTCCAGGTCAAGGGTTTGTTATGCAACCCCCGTCAACACCAACCACAAGTCCTGCTCAACTACTTTCAACCCCCGCATCCACAACAGCACAAGCCGCCGCAGCAGCACCAAAGCCCGGCTTCTTTGGTAGAATGTTACAAACTGCAAAAAATATAGGCACTGGTGCGGTGGGGATGGTGAAGCAACTTGGACAAGGTGGTCTAGAATTAGCAAAAGCCATTAAAAATCCTATGGCATTCTTAAAAGGACCTGGTAAAAACGTAATACTTCCTGCTCTAAAAAGAGTACCATTGCTTGGTACTGCAATTGAAGGTATCATCGGATACTTAAACATACCAGCAATACAACAAGATCCCAATTTAACTCCAGAACAAAAGAAGGAAGCAATTGGTGCGGAATTAGGTAAAAGAATGGGTTCCCTTATCGGAACTACCATAGGTTCCGCTGTAGGTTTGGTTGGAGGACCTTTGGGTTCAATACTCGGTGGAGTTATTGGAACGTATGGTGGTGAATACGTTGGTAATTTAATTGCAGAGGCAATAGGACCAAAAGAAGTTTATGAATTTGCGGCTTCTGTGCCTGGAATAGGTGATTGGTTTAAGAAGGGTGTAGAAAAACCAACAACAGCAGAAGGACAAACGCCAACAGCAAAGGTAGAAACACCATCATTGAAGGAAACTGTTGCACCTACACCATCTATAGCACCTACAGCAGCGTTTGAATCAACACCAACTGCTTCTCTATCCCCCGCGCAACAATCAACAACAGGAGAAGCAGTACGGTATCAAACTCAACAAAATATGAATAATGATTTGATGCAAACACCAGTTTCGGCAGCAAATACACAACCAGTAATTATAAACAATAATTATTACAACAATGGCACAAAGATGATGCCAATGGGTCAATCCGGTGGAACAGTAGTAGATGGTGCAGCAATACCACCAGATGAGAGCGGAATGGCAGCAGCACTAACCAGAGATGTCGCTAGAAGTTCTGGATTTGGTGTGCATGTATAAAAGAAAAGACGGCGTTTAAGCCGTCTTCTCCAAATTACACTCAAACAAAATTAGTTCACTCTTCCTTTGCCAACTTCTCAAAGTAAGAGAGCGCATCCTCTTCCTCCGCATCATCTTCGACCGGAGACTTCTTTTCTGGCATCTTTGGAGGATTCTTGAACTTTGGTGCAGAACCAAAACGCTGCTCCGCGTCCTCAATCTGCTCCATCTCTTCCGCAGTCTTTGCCTTACCTTCACTGCCACCACGAAGAACTGATTCCATCTTAGACTTTAGTTCGTCATAAGACTTGAAGTTCTCGGGATTAGTGAACTCCTTAAGAGCATACTGCTTCTTCCAAAGTGCTTCCAACTTTGCATCATCACCACCAAGAAGCGGAGTTGGCTCTTCAAATTCACTCTTGTCATAGTTGATATAACCAGCAACCTTGCGAATCTTCAACTTGAAGTTTGCACCTTGCCAGAAATCAAACACATTGACAGGAGAATCATCTGGGAATTCGGGTTGGATCTTCTCCATGATCTTATCAAAGATCTTCTTACCGAACTTAAAGAGGAACACCTTACCCTCGTTCTCTGGGTGCTTTGGATCGGAAACAACATAAACATTGGCAACATAACTCAACTTGCGCTTACGATCACGCGCAACAGTCTTGTCGTCTTCAATCCCGCTGTTCCAAAGTTCGTTGTTTGCTTCACACACTGGGCACTTCTTACCTAGTGTAGTTGGGCAGTTCTCAATGAACCATCCACCCTTGCCTTGGAACCCGTGACTAAACACACGCGCCCAAGGAACATCCTCACCGTCAACGACCGGTAGGAATCGAATTACTGCAAAACCATTTGATGCTTGATCCAGTTCAGGCTTCCAGAACCGGTCGTCCTTGTACGACTCTGCACCACCCTTGTTCAACTTATCCAACTCTTGGGTGATCTTTGAGAGATCGGTGGACTTCTTCTTTAAATCTTTAAATGACATTTGTATCCTTTCGTGTACGAAGTATTAAAGTGTGACAGATATACGAAGTATTATAACCGTATTATGTAGGTAAGTCAAATAGGAAGTCGAGAAGATTTAGGCAGGAAGTTCAATGACTGTGCTTCGGCTTTAATCTTTTCAACAACAGGCTTTGACAAATGCTTGGCAATATATGAAGGATCTATATTGTGTAATTCACAAATTTGTAGAACCGCATCCATATAAGAACAATTCTTCTTTTTAATTATCTTTTCAATTTCATTTTGAATATTTAATTCACCAGATTCAAGTATCATATTCTTTATTCTCCATATATTCCTTAAGACATTTGGTTGGTTGCCATCCAAGAGTTTGTTTAATTACAAAAATATCGGCACAAGTTTGTCTTGCTTCTCCAGTTCTTGGTGCAACATGAGTATACTCTCCACCCATCATTTTTGCAAGATCTAAAACAGAATATGATGTACCAGTTCCAACATTCATTATCTTACCACAAAGATTTGTATTGTGATTCATTGCTGCAATATTAGCAGAAACTACATCGGATACGTGAATATAATCTCTGGTTTGCAAACCATCTCCAACAACCGTCATTAATTGATTTGCTTTCTTTTGACGAGAGAATACACCAATTACAGGCGCATATGATCCGCGTTTTGGTTGTCTTGGACCATACACATTAAAATATCTAAAACAAGCAGTATCCAGATTGTACAAATCGGAGTACATTTTGCACAATCCTTCTGAAAAAAATTTAGAATATGAATAAGCATTTAAACAATCTGGTTTGTCGGATTCTTTTTGAATTGCCTTATTTGTCAATCCATAGATCGCAGAAGTACTTGAAAAAATTACACGTTTTGCTTTAACCATTTTGGCAGCATTCAATACATTTTGAGTACCAAAAGTATTAATATCTAATGCTCTACCGGGATTCAGTATACAATTTTGTATTCTTGCCTCTGCTGCTAAATGAAAAACGTACTCAGGTTCATGACGATCAAATACACCATTTACAAGATGTTCATTTGTAATATCGTAATGATAGTATTTTGCTTGTGGATTGAAATAGAATTGATCGTGTGCATCGGATGAGAGATCATCCATAACAGTAACATCATGTCCCTGTATAATTAATTCATCTACAAGATTTGATCCAATAAATCCACAACCACCTGTTATTATTGTTTTCATTTTGTTACCACATTAGAATTGTAATTTATAACCATGTCACAAATATATTCTAATTCCATATCAGTTAATTCAGGATATGATGGTAAAATTATACATTCGTTATTTAGAGTAGTTGCTATTTTATTGTTTGATTTAATATGTCGTAAATGCTTGTGTACATCTATAGGATAAAACATTGGTCTTGTTTCTATTCCAACCGAGTCAAAATACTTTTTAGATACTGCATACGATAGATTATTTTCAATTCTAAGACCAAACAACCACATGGAATGCTTAGTGTTGTTTTCCGCACTTTGTAAAGAAATTCCGTCTATATTTCTCAACAATGTTTGATATGTATTGAAGATTTTAGTTTTTCTGTTTTTAATTTCTTCATAATAATCCAATTGACCTAATAATATAGCAGCATGAATATTAGTCATTCTGTAGTTATATCCTAATACATCATGAATAAATCGTTCTTCTGTTTGTCCTTGTCCATGAACTTTATTTAAATATTGATATAATTCAGTATTATTAGTATAAACTGCTCCACCTTCTCCTGTGGTGATGTTTTTGTTACCAAAGAAAGATATTGCAGAACAAAAAGATTCAGATCCAGACATTTTGTTTTCGTATTCACCAAATATACCTTCACAATTATCTTCTATGAATATTGATTTTGGATACTTTTCTTTTAATTTTGGAACATTTACTATATTACCAAGATTATGAACAACCAAAAAAATTGTATTTTCGTCGGGTTCAAACGGAAGATTTGAGTAATCGGCATTCCATGTGTTTATATTTGCATCTATTGGATAGATATCAAATTCATGCAAATCGTCATATAATATGGCATTATATGCAGCAATATAAGCATTATTTGGAACTATAACTTTCTTTGCATTTGGATATAAGAACTTTATACCTTTAAATAAAAGATGGGTTGCGACTGTTCCATTGGAAACAAGTAAAGAGTGCTTAACTCCCAATGTCTTTGATAATTTATTTGATGCTATGTTTTTATACTTGCCTAAAGATGAAATCCATCCACTTTTTATTGCATCGTATGCATATTTTAGTGATTCTTCCGGTAAGTATGGTTTGTAAATTGGAATCATATTAAATAGTTTTTATGAGATGCGCCAAACCTGTATGTCCTTCCAATACAGATACAAGTTTGAATCCATGAAAATTTGTGCTTTGTAAATATTGCTTAACAAAATTACCTCTACCTCCAGATATAGACCAATCATGTAAACATACATGTGTGCCTTTTTTTAATTTATTTTCTAGATATTTGAAGGATTGTACATTTTCTGATAAATTTACATTTTTCAGATATTCATCTACTGGTAATTTGGTATTACTATCTTCCGCTTCGTCGCCGCCATCTAAAAACACAAAATTAATTTTATCAAACATTTCATCATTTAAATCTAAAATACCATCATTAAATCTTTTATTAACTAAATTAACAAATTTTTTGTCTTTTTCATTATTAAATGTCATACAAGCAGTATCATAAAATTGTTTATATTCTTCATATGTGTATAAGACGCCATAATTGTTATCAACTAGAGAAGAAACTATACTTCTTGTGCTTCCTGCTCCTGTACCAGTTCCAGATTCTAAGCATATATTTGGTCTGAATTGTTTAATTAAATCATATAAAAAATTTGCTTCTTTTATTGAAATTCTGCCTTGTAATTCGTTACTTTGTAGTTCTGCCATAATTTTATTTTCTTAATAAGTTTTATGTTTTCTTTGTATATGTTTTCCAGAATCTAAATCAGATCCTAATAATCCATCTTTAACTATTTCCAAAACTTTTTCGTCTATTTCGTCAATTAGAGTATTTCGTTGAACATTTAAATCACATGCCTTTTTTAAGCATTCCCACAATCTCAAAGATCCATCTTCCTGTAAGAAATATTTTTCCTTATATTCCTCGAAGGTCATTCTACGAATTTCGTACAACAATTCCTGATTATTCCACATTTTCATATCAATTGTTATTAGTTTATCAATTAGTCCACCAAATGTATCAGCCATTTTAAAATTCCTTTATCATTTCTAAATAAAATTCATTTACTTTTTTTATTTTGAAATTAAATTTATTGTAAAGATTTATAGCAACACTATTATTTATGTCAACGCTTAGATGTATTTTTTCTATATTATTTAATTTACAAGTAGAAATCATATGATTTAATATAAATGAACCAATACCATATCCTTGATATTTTTTACTAATACAAATCCCAAACCAATTTATATTATTTTCATTTTCAATATGATAATAACCAATTGCAGCATCATTCAAATATAACAGATAAGAGCAAATATGAGTTTTAAAAATATCATATGGTCTATTTGAAAAATATCTAAATGATTTTGTTTCTTCTTTACAAGATTCTATGAATTCTTTTAATTCATATTCATTTGTTATATTTTTTAATATTAAATTATTCATGTGAATTATGTTAGAAGTTCTTTGTATGTTTTTAATATGTTTTGTTCTGGTAAATACAGTTTAGCCATCCATATAAAATTATTGTTATGGCAGATCACTTTTACATTTTTATTTAATCCAAGACTAATTAGATAAGAACCACTAAATCCTATTTGTATAACTTCATTAGCATTTTTTACTAAATTATATTCATAAACAAATTTATCAATATTAGGTTCATGCATTAAATGTTCTTGAGTTAAATCAATTACTTTATCTTTATCCAGTTTATCTATTAATTGATAGTATATTGAATACACCCAATGTTTGTATGAATTGTATTCAGTATTTTTATTATAATCTACTATTCTATCTCCCATGAGAATTATCTTACCATTGTAGCAATTTAAATATTTAATAAGATATTGGATGTTTGAATCATTCAATGTTTTATCGTATTCACGAATTTTTACATTTATCACAACATAATTATAATTTGGTTTTTCAAAATCTTCCTTATGTACTATAAAACTTAAATCTTTTGGTTTAAATTCAACATCTAATAATTTAGAATAATCATGAGTACAAATAGATCCAGTATCCAAAGGATCATCTATTAGTTGAAATCTAGGATCTTTAAATACACATTTTGCTAATGACTGTGTAAATTTATGCAAAGATTCAGAATATTTATTATCATTTCTATAAAAATATAAAACACCATAATCTATCCTAATTTTAACAGACTCAAATCTATTAAATAATTCACTACCATAAATGTAACAATTTATTAGATCACCTATACCCGGATTAGTTTGTAAGTGTGGTATATTGGATTTGAAAATATGTTTTTTAATAGTTTCTATCATTCTTTATGATATCCCTGTATTGTAAATGTATTATTTGCTCCTTGATACATTGGATATTTTCTTTTGCATAATATTTCGGAACAATCTTGCCATATTAAATTCCAATCATGTATGGAATTGTTTCCCCAAATTGCTCCTCTCCATGCATGTAAATTTAATTTTGGTTTGCTCATGTCATATATTTTAGCTTCTATTAGACAACGAATAGAACTTTCCATTAAATGTAATTCTGAGGCATTTTCCAAAACTTTGCCCAAATCCATTATGCTATAGTTTTTTGGATTATCTATTATTTTTATTTTGCTATTTAAACATTTTCTACTAGGAGCAATCATTTGTCGCGTCATATCATCAATTGCAACAAAAATATACTCTTCATTATTTGGATTTAATTCTGTATAAACTTGATTTTCTCTCTCAATGTCTCTATCAAAAGAAAAACCATCAAATCGTAGTTCATATGGAACTTGTGTTTGCATATAAAAACATTGATCACAAGAAACATGTTGTGATATTTTTTTATGACATTCATTTTCCATCCAACTAAAACCTACTTGATAATAATCTCCACTATTTCCAGTTAACCAATCGACTACACCATTATGATGCAAAGAAACTCCACAATTTTTTAAATATTCATTTACTTGTTTCTGCTCGTTAGTATGTCCCTTTAGTGGTATCAATTCTACTTTTTTGTTAAAGTATAGTTTTTTTAAATTTTCTAGATTATGCTCCCAACAAAATAAAAACATCTTATCAACATTCCATCTTTTAATAAGTTCCAAAACCATTCCATTACAACAAAAATGATCACCTAGACCCATGTGATGGTGTAAATATTTTATTTTCATGTATTATCCTTGTAAAAATTAATATCTTCATCGCTTACGCTTTCTATTCTTCCAATATAATCATTATCATAATTATCGTATTTTTTATATTCTTGAGAGCGTTGTTCTTTGGTGGTAGCATTCAAATACATCAATATATCGTTTTGAATAAATTCTCGCATTGGTTCTTTTCTTGGTATTGGAAATTTTTTAGCACCTTCTCCAAAACGATCCATAAAATCATGAACCAATGAATTATTTTTTACCAGAGGATAAATGACCTCTTTTAAAAATTCTTGATCTATATTTTTTCTATTGTTTGTTTCTTTTCTACTATAATTATCTATCAATGATTTCATATTTGGTACTGCTCCTTGCATTGCACCCCACATTCCACCCATAATTTTGGCACTATGTGAGCGATGATCTCTCATTATATGAAACATTTTTTTACTTGCAATCCATTCATCAACTGCTGCTTTATCTCTTATGTTTAAATAACTGTCACAGTCTCTAGAAATCATAATATCTACGGTTGGATCGCTTGCTGGATAAAATCTCCAAAACATACCATTCCAACCCTCATCTTCGCCCATCAAAACAATTTCAGAATTATCTCTACTGTTTATAAAATTTACAATATTTTGCGGAACATTCGGTGATAAATGGACTCTACAGGTCCAACCTTCAAAAAACTGTTTTGCTAAATCTAAATTTTTTATTAAATTTATTGTATATTGCGGAGAAGAACCCCACAAACTATATGATATTACTTTTTTCATATTATCTTCTCCGAACCATGTTCGTGCTGTACTGGACTAAAACCATACTTGTATTGTTTAATTAAATACTGTTTATAATATTTAAAAATATTTTCTCGTTCTTGTTTTTCTTCTTCACTTAAATTCAGATATTTTATTTCATCTTGTGTTAAAGATTCGACTTTTCCAATATATTTATTATCGTGTTTTAACCCGCAATGCACACAAGTATGGTAACATTCGCCATATTGTCTGGGAATAGGCATTTTTCGCATCTCATCATTTACATGAGGAAGTCGGCTAAAACCGGGAAACCTCAAACAACCAAATGCAATATCATCATGAGAAATTATACTAATTTGATTTGGATCATATGTTCCTAATTTATTAATTTTTTCACAATTTGCATCTATTTCACCAACAGCATACAAATAAACTTTTGAGTTTAAAAAATCTTGATCGCACCCCTTTCTAGCAGATCCATTTTTTACTTTCTTTAACATAAAATCAATATGAGGTTTAATCCAATTTAAATAACCCCTTTTAGCACCCCATAATCCACCCATCATTTGGGATTGATGTACGCAAGTATCTCTTATGACATGAAGTTTTTTTGTACTCACTAACCATTGATCCACACACGCTTTTTCTCTAAAAGAAAGTCGGCTATCGGTATCTCTACTTAGCATTACCTCAACATCATCTTCTGTGGCAGGATAAAAACGATAAAGCATTCCACCCCAACCAACATTATCATTGTAAAATACAATTTCTACATTATCTTGTTTTTTTAATTCTTCAACTACCCATTGAGGAACTGATGGTTCGTGAATATAAAAACGACATATCCATCCGGGATATATTTCTTTTGCTTGTTTTGCGTTCGAAATTGCACCAACGGTATACAGAGGTAAATCTCCCCAAAGACTATATGATATTATTTTTTTCATTTATTTCTCTTCATAAACTTTACTGTTTCAGATTTTGCAGAATCAAATTGGTAGATATACATCCGATCACCAATCAGTGCTTCTGTTTTCATTAATCCACTATCCCACAAGCGGTGAGAATAATCTTGATCTTCACCGTGAGATATTTCGGGATATCGTACTTGTCTTGCAATACTAGTTTTAATTGTATTCAAATGGTTTGGTGTGCGAAATTGTATTCCATCTTTGCGGAAATGCCCACCGCAGTTCAAATTATGAATAAATGGTAGATTGTATTTTGGTAAGAAACCAACAAGTTCTACGACATCTGGCTTTGATTCTAGTGCTTTTAAAGTTTTAGAAACGTAGATATTCGTGATCATATCATCGTCATCAATAAAGCAAACATATTCACCTCTTGCTTTGTCCAAGACGGTGTTTCGCTTTTTACCAACACTGTTTTCACCATTATCAGTTTCGGTTATGATCTCAATTTTATCTTGAGCATTTTCTGCTGCAATTTGTTTATTGAGTTCCGTAAGTAATTGATTATAAACATGCGCGCGTTTTGGTAAATGTAAAATACCTATAGTCCATAATATACTCATAGTGGAAATCCTCTTTGTTTTCTTGATTCAAATACTTGTTTATCGCTATGATAAAATTTTTCAGTGTGTTGTCTTAGATTGTCTTTTATATCATTCCAATCATGTGTGATAATTTTATTGTTTATATCAACAATTTTATTTAAAGATCTGGCAATAACAGTTTGTTCTTCATCACAAAATAAACTAGTGTACTCTGGATGATATATGTAATTAAATCTTTTATAGTATGGATTTCCTATAATTGAAAGTACCATAACTTTTGGATATGCATGACCTCCACAATTATAATTTAATGCACCATCTAAATCTGGAAAATGCATATTCATATCATTGATTATTATTTCATCAAATCCATGAACTCTTGGTGTCATGTCATCTGAAACTAAAACACAAACTTTCCAACCATCTGTTGGAATATTACGATTACATGCATGTATTTTATTTTGACTATCACCGTAATGATATTCCAAATCAATTCGTGATTTCATATCTTCTAAGAAATAGCGCATTGGATTATTATTGCAAGTTTCGTCATTCAAATCCATAGAAATAACAAACTTGACTTTATATTTGCCAGATAATTTATTTACATATTCCGAAAGAATACGTTTAAATTGATCTGGTCTGGCTCGTGTTGGATATTTAATTAATAAGTCTATCATAGTAAAGGTTCACTGTTTGGAAAATTATTTGCTTTGCGTTCCCTGTAAATTTTCTCCGCTACCTTTGTATTTCCTGCTGGAATGGTGGGATGAAATTTATGAGTTCCGCGAAGTCGATGCTCATGGTATTGCTTCAAGTCGCCGCGTATCCACAAGCAATTGTATTTAGTTGCAACTTGATATAGTTCCGTATCCGCCCACATGTGCCAATATTCTTCCCACATTGGACCTTTACCTTGATTGATTTTTTCCCTAAACTCTTTACCCAACCAAGCACTTCCGCAGATTTGTTCACAGGTATCACAAGCCATGCTTCCAAACTTATCACCGTATGGTTGCATTACACCAAAAGTACCACCAAAATGACGAACAAATTGTAAACGTAGTTGGTGTGCTTCATAATCTGAATCTGGGTACATATCATCACCAGCAGCAATTATTATTTCATAATCAGACAATAATCCAGATAGGTAATTTACTGCTTTGGGCCAACCTTGATAACCACCAATGCTAGATTCTGCAACGATAATATCGGCTAATCCTGAGTATTGAGAAAGCAATCTATCTGGAACAATTACGGCAATCTTATAACCTTTACTTTTCCAAACCGGAAAAGTTTTCTTTGCCATTTCTATATTTGCACTGGGTAGTGCTAACCACACATCTTCTTTCATTTTCCTACCTTTGTTTTAAGTCTTCTGCTTGCTTGCATATGTTCAACTACTACTGGTTGTTCTGGTTCAAACCATTTGCAGTCAAATACTTTGCAATATGACTGTGGAAAATTAAAAGTACGCAATCCCATTTTATCATAAGATTCCCATACCTTTTGTAAACTTTGTTGCTCCCAACGATTGGGATTGTTTCTGCTTTCAACTTTCCATGTATTGATTAGACTTCTTGCAAGCGGAGTATTGTTAAAATACATTGTACCTCCAGCAAGAGCCTCATTACCAAGATTCCAAGGTTTTAAGTGTGCATTTTTTGGTTGATTCCAAACATTAGGAATCCAATAACAGCCAAAATCATAATCACCAAGTTTATCAAACAATTCTGGTTTATTTCTAAATCTACCATCAGCATCCACCCAAATAACACCACCTTGACATTCATGTAGTGCTTGTTCTATTACTTCGGCTTTCATGGTGCAATTATGAACCCAAGAACCTTTACTTTCTTTGGGATATGCTTTTACTGGCAATTGAAAATTGTTGCAAGTCTTAACAAGTTCAATTGCTTCTTCTTTATATTCTGGTGTATAAAAAGTAATTACAGTTACCATTTTGGTTTTAAATTCTTATCATGGATATGAATCGTATAATCTCTTCTACCAAGTTCAAAATCGTGCTCTGTCATCATGTTTACTAGACCATCAAAATCTACTTTTGGTTGCCAACCAAGAACGGTTCTTGCTTTTGTAGAATCTCCTAGCAACTGATCTACTTCGGCTGGACGATAGTAACGCGGATCAATTTCAACATAATCCTCATAGTTCATGTTATATTTTGAAAATGCTTTTTGACAGAATTCACGAACCGAATACATTTTTCCAGTTGAAACAACATAATCATCTGGAGTATCTTGTTGTAACATTAGCCACATTGCTTCGACGTAATCCCCGGCAAATCCCCAATCACGCAAAGCGTCTAAATTTCCAAGATACAATTTCTTTTGTAATCCTTGATAAATTCTACCAATTGCTCTTGTAATCTTTCTTGTTACGAATGTTTCACCTCTGCGTGGACTTTCGTGATTAAAAAGAATACCACAAGAAGCGTGCATTCCATAACTTTCTCGATAGTTTACAGTTAAGTAATGTGCATATACCTTCGCACAACCATAAGGAGAGCGGGGATAGAATGGTGTAGTTTCCTTTTGCGGAACTTCTTGTACCTTACCAAACATTTCGCTACTGGATGCCTGATAGTAACGAATCTTCTTTCCAGTTCTCTGCTCATACTCTCGTATTGCTTCCAGAGCATTTAGAGTACCAATACCAACCACTTCACCCGTGTATACTGGAGCATCGAAAGATACTTTAACGTGGCTTTGCGCTCCAAGATTATAAAACTCGTCTGGGTTATATTTGTTTATTACATTTGAAATTGTATTATAGTCTGATAGATCACCGTAATGTAAAAACAGAGTCTTATTATAGACCTCTGGATTGTTCATTAAATGTTCAATTCTTGCTGTAT